GCCATTTGTTCCTTTTTGAACAAATAAATCCCACTGATCGTTTGGAAGAACTGCAGGATCATCTCCAGTTGTGTTGCCCACAGCTAGATATACATTTTGGTCTGATCCAATAACTGCGTCACCTGCAACATAAGTTGTAGCGGAATTGTAAGCACCCATGTAAACGACTCCTGCAGGGCCAGTTGGCCCCGGTGTTGTGCTTACTGGGCCAGTTGGTCCGGTCGGTCCAGGAACTGAACTTGCAGGTCCTTGTGGTCCTCGTGGGCCAGTTGGGCCCACGGTTGATGTAGACACCGCGCCAGCTAGTTCTGAAAAGTTACTGTTGATCTTAGCAAAGGCAGAACGTAAACTATCGCCATCACCTGCGTTTGCACTAGATCCTGTATTAATTGTCTGAATAGCCATTGTATTAAATTCCCGCTAATTTTTTAATAGACTCTAATTCTGTATCACTTGATTCCGACTTTTTAGCAATATCTTCGTAATCTTGCATAGTTAACACACCTTTATTTTTGATGTTTAATATGTTAGTTAAGATGAAATGCAGGTCCACATCTGATTTCAAATCTTCGCGAGCCAATTCTAAAATTCGAGTAAGTAAAGGAATATCTAAAGTTACTGTATCAACAGAATCCTGCGATTCCTTTACTGAAATGCTTAGTTTTGCTGGATTAACAATACCAGAATGGATAAAAGTTGAGTAGGTCATATGACTATTTAGTTGCTCTTTCTGGTATTTGATAGTATAATAAATACTGGGTCACAAACAACCTTTTAAAGTAGTAAAAAAAATGTCAACGTTAATGCTAAATGCAGACGGGGCCCCAGTTTCTTGGTTGCCGCTGTCAATAATCTCCTGGGAAGAAGCTATCAAATATATAGTTTTGGAAAAAGCCACGGTATTGGATTGGTATGATGACTGGATTGTCCATAGTGCAACCTGGGAAACTGCGGTTCCTTCCGTAATGATTTTACGCGACTACGAAAAGCGTAAGACTACCATACGTTATTCTAAGCATAACGTTTTCCTTCGCGACGGGTATATTTGCCAATACTGCGGTGACGATGTTAGCAAAAAGACTGCTACGTTAGACCACGTGCTACCAGTTAGCCACGGCGGTAAAACTACGTTTGAAAACACTGTCTGCGCCTGTGCTACATGTAACGCCAATAAAGGTAACGATAAGAAAATTGTTCCACGGAACAAGCCATCTAAGCCTACATATTTCCAGTTAGTGGAAAAACGTAAGAAGCAAAAGTGGGATATCCAACATCCAGCATGGAAAAACTATCTGGAATAAGAAAAACCCCGAAAGGGGTTTTTTCACGATCCAAATTTCATTAAAAATAGTAGATATTTCTTTTCGTCTACTACAGCATATTCACTTGTAATTCTGCTGTCCATTGTTTCTACCTGTAGACCATAGTGATGTTTAACATAATGATAAAATGCGCCGGGGTCTGTGGTATAATCTATAGATTCTTGCTCAGTTACCCGCACAAACTCATCTTTGGCATTGCGGAGCATTGACCAATAACGATAGCGTTTTGTTTTGCGTTCTCGTTCCCAATCTTCAAACGCTTGAGTCGCCTGATCAGAGTCCTTGCTCATTTACTACGATATACAATACGACACTTAGTTAAGTCGTATGGGCTCATTTCTACTTTAACACGATCCCCTTGCAGGATCGTTATTCTATTTTGGCGCATCTTGCCCGAGATGTGTCCTAACACTGTAGAACCTTGCTCTAACAATACCCTAAACATTGCGTTGGGTAATACTTCTTCGACCCTGCCTTCAAGGCTGATCATATCTTCTTTAGCCACGATTAAATTGTTTCTCCTTTTAAACCGTTAATTACCATATTAAATTTTTTCACCTGCTGTAAAACCTCGGAATCGAAGAGCCCGGGGAAAGCGTAGGGAGTATACGTCCTCACTATCTTGACTCTGAGTAATTGCATCTGCTCGCACTTCCAAGACTTGTCCGATGACTTGATCGTTGACTTCGGCTCTCTGATCATCGGTCCACCCCGATCCAACATTGACACGGATGAACTTGCCATCTTCTTCACCTTCGCAGATAACTGCACCCATTTTTCCTTCATTTTTACCCGTTCCTGGTTCAATGCCCACAATAGTTAAACTTACTTCAATAAATGGCTTTTGTTTGAGCCAGCTAACAGATCGCTTGGTCTCGTAAATAGCATCAATGTCTTTGATCATAATGCCTTCAAAGCCCGCCTCAATTGCGTCTTTGTTATATTGTTTGAATTGCATCTCGCCTACAGCAGAGTCTAGATCAACTTCAATTTGTGGAATGATATCAATACTGCCTACTTTGTCAAGAATGGCTTTCATAGAACGCAGGAGATTGCTTCGGCGTCTCTGCCCTAGCACACTTTTACCCTTTTGAAATTCGCTTAGAGGAACAATGTCAAACAACATCAATCGAGCATCTTCACTCTGGACATCACTTTTACGATGCACCTGCTTCATAAGTGCTTGGAAACTGGAACTGACCATTTCTCCATCTAATACTAGGCTACGGTCAAAAAGACCAATATTGTCTTCTAGTGCGCGAGTAATGTGTCCAAAATTTTCCAATGCTTTGCCGTTGCGGCTATATTGAGTAACTGTCCTATTGTCCATATTAATAATGGTAATAACACGGACGCCGTCAAGTTTAGGTTCTAGCAGTTTTTTTCCTGCTACTTTCTTTTCGTGGTTAGCACCATCGTGTGCCAACATGCATTCGAATACCGGAACGGCATTCTTTTTAATTTTGTTGATAGTCTTTTCGCTGACACCGCAACGAAGATCCTTGATAAGGATTCGACGATACCAATCATTCCACTGTGACTGAGTAGATGCAGACAGGGCCAGTTCGATAGCATCTCGAGCATCGTGCCCTGTAAGTTGTCGAGTGTATAGCAGATGTGCTAGTTCTTTAAAGGCCGCCCAGGGAAGGCCTTGACCATCTGGGCCGCCGTGCGTTGGAACTTTCTTAACACCAAATGTGTATAGGTTATCCAATGCCATACGAACTCCTTCAAAGAGTTCAGCATTGTCTACATGTTCTTGAATAATTGCTTCTTTAGCCAATCGGCTGTTGTCGGCCTCGAGGTCGCCAATAATCTGTTCGCAAGTTTTTGACATTTTATTCCTGTAAATTGGGATTCAATACTGTAATTTTACAGGATAATATCCAGAATGTCAAGTGCGATTTTACCATTTTAAACAGAAAAACTAGACCCACAGCCGCAAGTAGATTGGGCATTTGGATTTTTTATTGAGAAACTAGCACCCATTAGGTCGTCTTTAAAATCAATTTCACAACCTTGTAGATACTGCATACTCATAGCGTCTACTACAACTTTGAATTCTCCAATTGGAAATTCAAAGTCATCTTCGTTTCGTTCTTCGTCAAATGTAAAACCGTAACTGAATCCAGAACAGCCGCCACCTTGGACAAACGTTCGTAGAGCTATCTTGGGATTATTCTCTTCAAGAAGTAGTTCTGTTATTTTAGTTTTGGCATTTGAAGTAATATTGATCATACTAGTATTTATAGGGTAAATAACATAGTAACATAAAAACATGTTAACAGTTAATTAAACAGGAGATAAACATGGAAATATTTTTAGGCATGGTAATGTGGTTTACGGGGACATTTGCTCCTATGGGATTTCTCGAAGCAAATGGACAATGTTTGCCAGTTAACAACAATCAGGCACTGTATGCCGTATTAGGCACACGGTATGGCGGCGATGGTCGCAGTAATTTTTGCTTACCCGATCTCCGTCCAATGGATCCAAAAGCCCCCGGAGTCAAAGCGTTAGATTGGAACAACGGTCCTCGTGCATTAATTGCAACGCAGGGCCTTTTTCCTTCTCGCCCGTAATTATGGCTTATTCAGATAAGGTCGTTGACCACTATGAAAATCCCCGGAATGTCGGATCTTTTGACAAAAGTGATACTGATATTGGTACTGGTATGGTCGGTGCCCCTGCTTGCGGCGATGTAATGAAACTTCAAATAAAAGTAGAAGATGGCATTATTACTGATGCACGTTTTAAAACATACGGTTGCGGATCGGCTATTGCATCAAGTTCTCTTATTACTGAGTTAGTAAAGGGCATGAGTCTTGATCAAGCGTCATCTATTAAAAATAGTGACATTGCTGAAGAGCTAGCCCTTCCGCCAGTTAAGATACATTGTAGCATATTGGCTGAAGATGCTATCAAAGC